TCTTGAAATGATTGTGGTTGTAGCTGTAATTGCCGTCTAGGGTATTGCTGTTGTAAGTTACCGCCATACTGCATACCAAGTAAAGTTCTCATAGAGACTCCTTATATAAACCACGTAAAGTGGCTAAAATTTTACGTTTTAAAATAACAAATTTTTTCATCATTTAAAATACATTATATCTATTCTATTTCTATATAACAACTGCATATTTATAATGCACATACTAAATGTCCTGTGAGAGATGTCCACATATATGGGCTAGTTGGAGCATAAGTATACTGAGAATGCCCAGCCGCTGTCACGTGCTTTACAGCTACTGAAATATAATCTCCAGCATCTAATCTTAAATCACTAACTATCCTGTTACTTAAATACACATCTGTTACAGCCCCCTGAATAGTATCCCTTTCCAATGCAACTATATCTGCTGAGTCGGGTACGGATGTTCTATCATTTTTAACTAAACTAATCTGATTATAATCTTCAGCCGCCCAATCTCCATCACCAGCAGACTCATTTCCATCCCATAATATTCTTGCATTAAAATGGTATATTCCATTCATAGGAGCTGTAAAACTATAATCACTTGTGGAAAAATCATCTCCATTATCATATAATTTTGTGTCAAATACTATTGTTTCATATGCATCATTTTCAATTTGCTGAGCATCGGCTGACGATGATTGATAAACTCCAAATGCAGGATAATTTTTTATAATTAACTTATTTGATAAATTTATATTTCCATTAACTTTTAAATCTTTATCTACATATTGATTGCCATTAGAAGACATATTCGTTTTATATATTCTTCCATCTTTTTTTAAAGACAAAGTTGTCTGTTGATTATAACCCTTACTAATAGTAATTTGACCATCTGACATCCCATCTGTAGATACTTCTCCATGAGAAAACAAATTAGGCTGTTTTAAATTTAATATATTTCTTGTATCTCTATCCATTAGCTTACAGCACTATTACGAAGTATTCTATACTCTATTGTTATATCATTTATCTCAAATGTACCAGAACTTGGCGGATTAAATCGAAATTGGATACTTTGGCAAGTTGTATCTGAAATACTATCAGTTGTAAATGTTGCTATATCCCACTCTCTCCCACTACTACCAGTGCTTTCTAAATATCCAGCTCCCCCCGTATCCCCTTGTGGGGAAACATTACTACCACTTGCAAAATCATTGAAATCTAAAGTTCCATCTTTAGCATACTCTAAGGGTAACTGTTGTTCAGCGCTCGACCTGTAAGTAACGATAACTTTATATATTTTCTTTTTTAATCCCGGCTGACCAAAATCTATATCCCTAGTAGTTAAAACTTGACTGCTGTTTGCTACCGCATGTGGTAAATATTTTTTTATTGCCATTGTTGTTGATGATGCTTCTGTACCGACTATTAAATTATTATTCCAATCTGTGGCAAAGTTTGTATAATAATAACTATCTGTAAATATATTAGTATTGAACGTCCACCCTTTACTGTCAAAATCATATATAAAACATTTATGGCTATGAGTAGATAAATCCTTAGGAGACCTCATTATAATTAACTGATTACTTATCGTATCGTAACCAATCATAGTATCTTTTTCATGAGCAGAGCCTTGAGCAAAATCATTCCATGTTGGTACATTTATAGCGGCGGCAGAACTATCAAAAACTGCTAATTTATTTTCAATTAGGTTTCTAACAGAACGCCCATCATATAAAAAGCAACCTGCCTCATTTACCCAAGCAAGACCAACCTCAGTCTTAGCCACACTGTGTTGATAACTAACTCCCGTTTTTTGAATAGTCTCTTCTAGAAACCAGTTAGTTGGAGATGGATTGGATATGTTTATTATATGAACTAAATTATGTTTAAAAGCAATTAATCTATCGGCAAAAACTTCTAAAGCAGTATACTCACCAAAGTCACCTTTAGAAACATCTATAAAATTCAATGGTAAAAATGTATCAAACTTATTTATTTCAGAATACATAATTCTATCACCATACCTTTTCTTGGTGTCATCTGGCTCCTTTAAAACTACATTGGCTATAAATGTCCTTCTACCAGCTATAATAGATGATTGATATGTTTCTTTTGATTTTCCTAAAGAATTGTATTTTTTTTCATGAGAATAACCATTTAAACTTCTATAAGTATCAAGATTAGGACTTACTGATTTTAAACCTACCGAAGAACTAAAGGCAGACCAATAACCAGATTTTTGTGTATGAGCCACAGTACCTGCTGGTCTATAAGTCCAAGCCGTATAGTCACTATCTAATGACATTCTAGCCCCTTGAACTATATCTATATCAGCAAATAATACTAAATCATCATCACCGTCTTTTTCTCTCGTGTATATTCTTCCACCAGATATTCGACCATGATAGAACCTATCGGCATAAACAGTACACTCCAAAGCTTTTGATTCAGCGCTCACCGCAAGAGTATTATCAAATTTAGATGGGAGAGTTTCTTGATTGCCGTCATAAATAAAAGTTTGCCAAAATTCGTAAGTTTTTGTTTCCCATTCTCCATCATCTGCATGAGATGTAACTCCTATATTCCAACCAATACCTCTTTTATAAATCGCCCCGCTATTGTCAGCTATCAGAATATCCTTAGTATTACCATATCCCCTATATACCCTTACTGGTGCAACCGTTCCAGAAGTACCTTCAGATGGTCTCCTAATCATAAAACACTCAGGTTCTTCCGCTGATTCACTTAAAATAGAATAAACTTGTCCGACTTCAAAATGATGATTTGCTTGAATCGCATTTACAGCCGTATCGAATGAAATATAATCTTCAGTTATAGCTGTTACTGCTTCAGACGTTAGAACATCATTTCCATCGCCATCTTCCAGAAGAGAATTTAAAGCAGTATAATGAGCGTCTGTACCAATAGTATGCTGTGAGCTAGTTGGTATGTCTATACCAGAAGAAGGTTGGATTAAATATGTAGGATGTTCATACCAACCACTAAAAGAAAGACCTCTTGTGTTATCAAATTGACTTCTCTGTATATATCCATACCATTTCATTATAGCATTGTTCTCTGCGTTTGAATCTGAAACCCTTAAAATCTCGTCTACAAAAGTAAAAACAAACTCTGATGTTGCAACATGTTCACTTCCCGAAGCTATAAGAACGGGATTTATTTCAGATGCAATCCAAGCATTGTCGGTAGTCCCAGAGTCACCTGCATCATTATAAGACCAGATATCAACAACATTATTTTCTGAATCTCCTAATGCAACTAACTTATCTCCAGTTGTTTTTCTACCTTTTATTACAATCCCGGAAGCGGCTCCATCAGGAGAAGATGAAAATGTTAAGGTAGCAGAAGGGTTTGTCCCTCCTCCGCCTATTCCGGTAACATTCGCAGAAAGCCCTATTACAGTAACATTAATTCCAAATGTACCAGTTGAGTTTGCAGACGTAACTGTTGTTCCAGCGGCTATTCCACCTGCGCTAGATGTAACTGTTTGACCAACTCTAACATCAGCACTGCTAACAATATCTATATGATTATCTCCGTTTGAAAATGAACCATCAGTAGCTACAGTAAATGAAATTTCATCAGTAATTACCCTACCAGCAACCGTCATATAATGGTCTGAGCTCTTTTGAGTAAATCCTGTTATCGTATATACGCCATCATTGTATTTACTACCCTTAATAGAAATATTATCTCCAATGCCTAAACCAGCTACATTTGTCCAATAATCAATATCATCTTCAAATTTAATATACTGAGTTGATGGTATTATCGCTAAAGCCATAGCTAGAGACTTCCCCCTGCTCCACCAACATCCGTACCGCCGGGAGGCTCTGCGGCAACTCCTGTTATGTCACTACTCTGTGGATTTATAAATGATATATTTCGTGTCCCGGAAAAACCAACTGTAAATGTTAAAGCGGAATCATCATTAAATTCGTTTTTTCTACTATGGTCTGACTCAAAATAGAATAAATTAAATCCACCGCCTTTATTAGTTCTTCCAGTAACAGTTGCAGGAGCACTATCAGACCTATTATCTAAACTAGCAGTAGCTACTGATATATACTTAGTTAAAGCAGTGCCAGTTGGGAGTGAAGGATTTACACTATGAGCAACAAGAGAACCAGCAGATTTTATCTTGCCAAGAGCATCTATAGACATATTATCTATTTGACTAGCTTCATTCTCAGCTAAATCTCTAGGGTCTCTTACTGTATTTATTCCACCAGCAAAACTACGTAGAGTGTATCTCTGTTTAGGCATTACTTGCCTTTAAATACGCCTTCTAATAAATCTGTTACTACATCCATCATTTCTTCAAAGAAGATTTGTTCTTTCTCTTCCTTAACAAACGGGATGTTAATTTTCTCATTCATTTTTGTAGCCAACATATCAGAAAATTCA